TAATTATTTGGTCATCATATAATAAAATATATTTAATACCTTTATATTTTATTTTTTGACCTGTATGTTTACCATAACATACATAATCATCTAGCTTACACCAAGGTCCTTTAATAAATTTCTCTTCATCTGCATAAGCTAAGTCACCTATAGCTACTACTTTACCTACTGTTGTTAAGTATGCCATGTCTTCTCTAGTAGAATCTGGCAATAGAATCCCACCTTTAGTTTCTTGTTTTATACTTACAGGTCTAACTAAAACATGATACCCTGGTAATTCAGGTAAAATATCTGGGTCTTCCTGTTCGTCTTTTGTTATCCAAACATCATTCTTTAATGCTTTTCCTACGTGTACTTGTTGCATATTAATCCTCTTCTGTATTATTACGTTGTTTTATAGTTTCAATAAACTGGGTTCGTGCCCATTCAATACCATTAATAGTTCCTACAATTTGTTTATAACTATCATAGGAGTCTGCATTACCATCTGCTAATGTATTCTTTAAGTTTTGAATCTCATCAGCATATCGTTTGATAATTTCGTCAAAGATGTCCATTAAGATGTGCTAGACATTTTTTGTAAAAGTTCAGCTGCTTTTATTTTTTCTGTACTTGTTATCTTATCTTGTTCTGTTTCTTGTTTCTTTTCTTCAACAGACATATTCATTAAAGCATCTAATGCTTTTATTTGTTGTTTAGATAATCTATCAGCTTGAGCTTTTTGTTCTTTAAATTGTTTTGTTTGTTGACTATCAGCAACTTTTAACATTACTTCACTTTGTTCTAACTCTAACTTCTGAGCATCTAATACTGCTTTAGCATTATCTTGCATAGCTTTTAATTGTACCTTTTGTTGTTCTAATAATACTTTTTGTTTTTCTAAATCTACCATTTGTTGTTCAGGAGATTCTACTTTACCCATTGCCATGTTTGCATTTAATACTTCTTGAGCAGCTTCTGCCATTGCTCCTTGTACTACTGCAGGATTTTGTGCATCTTGTTGTGATACATTAGTTTGTAGTTTTTGTTGTGTTATACCATTAATTTGTTCTTGATATTTCATTACAGAATGTTCTTGTATATTAGAAGCTAAGATAGGTTGTATCTTTGCCATAATAGGATTAGCTCCATTCTGAGGGTCATTTAAATATGCCATTTTAATTTTAATATGTGAGTCATGGTCTTGTCCTGCAAATGCTGCAATAGGCATTCCTTTTGAAGCTGCAAGAATATCTGAAACTGGGTCCATCTCTTGTGGTTGTACTTTAGGTGGTAGTATTTCATCTACATTAGGAATATTAGAAGCATTTAATATAGTTCTATTTAATGCTTCTAAGTTAAACATTCCTGGTGGAGATTGTTGTGCCATTTGTAATGCCATTTGTGCTAACATAAGTCTGTGAGCATTAGAAGGAATATTAGGGTCACTAACAGGTATAATATCAACTTTGCCATCAAAGTCCTCTTTAAAAATATTTCTTTCTGCCATAGGAACATCATAAGGATATTCTTCTGGTAAATAGTCATGGTCTATTTGAGCTAAAATTCTAAACTCATCTTTCTGTGATTTATGTAATCGTTTATGTATTGCAGTAAAAAATTTACTTGAAGCTTCTAGTAATGCCATAGTTGTACCTACTGGTCCATAGTTAGAACCATCTGCAATTACTTGTTCTGTACTATCAGCAAACTTCTGTCCTGCTGTAGTCATAAAACCTAACATCTGAAATAAAGTAGAAGAAGGTTCTTTATAAGGTAGTGGTACAATAGCTTTAGATAAATCTGTACCTAGTGCTTCTATTTCTTTAAACTCACCTGGAGCTATAGGTTCATTGTCGCCAACCATTCTTACACCTTTAGCTTTAAAACCACCTGGAAGGTTAGCAAACTGTCCTGCATCAACTAAACTTCTCATAGCTGCAGTTGCAGTCATTGTTATGTTACCTAAGAAATGCATTAGTCCTAAACCATAAAAACTAAATCCTGGAACAAAACGATAATGTACAAAATGTAAATTCTTAGTTTTAGTTTTATCTGTAGGTTTCCAGTTTCTTCTAATACTTAAAACTTTTCTTGATTGTTCTTCTATGGTTACAATGTAAGGACAAGCTTCTCCTTCTTCACTCTCTGAATCTTTTATATCTAAATAACAATGTTGTTCTAATAAAACATATTGTGGGTCAATGTCTGAGCTAGGAGATAAACCAAGTATTGTATCCATCTTTTCTGCTAAAGATGTTTGTGTTGGATTTTGTGGGTCAGGTAAATCTAAATCTAAATAAACTTCATTACGTATTTCTTTTGCTAAGTCGATTGGATTACGATATATTAAATGTGTGTATCTCTCTGCTTTGCTTAAATTACTTGCGTAGTAAGAAACATAAAACTGGTCTATAGGAACAAACTCTGATACAGGTCTCTTTAATGTTTCATCATAATATATTTTTTTAAATGCTGAACCTAATAAAGGTAAATGAAAAAGCATTCTTTCAAACTCATCAAAGTATTCAGGCATCTGTTCTGTTACCTGATAGTTCATAAAGTCTTGAACTCTATTTGCTTGTATTTCTTTTTCAGGAGTTACCTTACCAAGTATTTGTGCCTTAACTGGTCCTTTAGATGGAAATAATTCTTGTGATGCTTTTGATTGAAACTTAACTGCAGATTCAATAAGAAGAGGATGAACTGCTGTACATGCACCTTCAAATGGTTCACTTGTTTCTTGTATCTTTAAACCTAATAAATCAAATCCTCTTTCAAACATAGATTCCCATTCAGACCTAGAATCTTTATCTGCAACAAAGTTTTCATAAACATCATTACCTATATCTTCTAAAAGTCCTTCATCTAAATTTGTTGCTAAGTTACCATACCATTCTCCTATTTCAGTTGATGCTCCCATCTCTGTATTCTCTTCTGTGGAAGAAAAGTCAACTGTTAAACCACCATCATCTTCCAACTCAAAAGTTGGTTCGCCTGTCTGTGGTTGTTCTGGTGAAGGATTATTAAGCTGAATAATATTTTCAGCTGCTGGCTTCATTTGTTCAAAAGGATTTTTTTCAGTTGCCATTAGATTTCAGCACACGCATAACAATTAATTTCTAAACCTACACTAATTTCTTTTATTTCTGGTTTTTTCCATTTGTTATTCATAAGATACTCCTTGGGTTAAATTATAGTATAGCATCATACTCTCCAGTACGCAACTCTTTTTTTTCTTGGCTCATCTTCATAGTATGGGTCTTCAGGATGGGTTAAATGCCAAGACTCTTTCATAAAGTGTATAGCCATAGTTAATGCATCTACTTGGTCATCATGAGCAGCATTAGGAAACTGTAATAATTCTGTTACTAAATCATCTGCCCATCTTTTATTCTTAGGTAACCATACTCTACCTGATTCAATCATAGGTGAAGCTGCATACACTCTAGATACTTTATCTTTATCTGGTAAATATTCTTTAACAGGTAGTCCTGCTCTCCTCATATCCTGTATAAGAGATTGACCAGATGCTTTCTTTTCTACAATACATACATCTGGCATATGTTTGCTATACAATTCTTGAGCCATTCGTCTTAGCATAGGATACTCAAACCTACCTTTAATGTTTCCTAATAAGATTAAGTTAGCAGGATACCCCTCATCTCCATATTCATCTTGGTCATACATAGAAAAGATACCCCAAGTTTGTATTACACTATAATCAGCAGTAGTACTGGTAGAAAATGCAGTATCATATGTTTGAATCATAAAATCACAGGTAGGAGGGTCATCATATTCCCAATATTGTAACCAATTTTTTTTAATAAGACCACCTTCTTCTGGTGTTGGGTTCTGCATGTAGAGGGCTTCCCAATATCTACTACCATTAGAGGCTCTTATCTCTTCTTCGTCTATTTTAAGTACATCATCAGGTTTCCATTCAGGAAAATAAGAAGAACCTACAGGTAAATCTAGTAATTTAGATGCAGTATCATCTACCCAAGCAGGAATACGTACTACTTCCCAAGGAATAACAGAATATTCAGACATATCTTCTTGTTGTTTTAGTAACCACCCACACAAATCATCATAATGATACCTTGTATTAATAATAAGAATGCTTCCATTAGGCATAATACGTGTTCTTAGTCCAGCAGGATACCATTCTTTAACATATTTACGTCCTGCTTCTGAATATGAGTCTTCTTCAGACATCACATCATCTAATATTGCAATATGTGCACCACGTCCTGCTATTTGTGACCTCACACCTGCTGCATAATACGTACCACCTTGTGTTGTTTTCCATTTACCTGCAGCTCTAACGTCACTTCTTAAAGAAACTCCTCCAAAAATCTTAGAAAAGTCCTCTTCATTTACTAAATCTCTTACACTTCTACCAAAATCACTAGATAATTGGTCACTATGGGACACAGTTAAGATTTCATGCTCTGGATTTCTACCAATATACCAAGCAGGAAAGAGTTTAGAACAGATTACAGACTTCGAGGAACGTGGAGGAAGAAAAACCATGAGACGTTTTATCTCTCCACTTTCTAATTGTCTTAGTTTTTCTGAGATAACCTCAATGTGCTTCCCCATTTTCCAGTCTGAGATGAGTTTAGGAGCCATTAAACGTACAAATGTAATAAAATCTATCTTTGCTTCTGCTTCTACTTTCTCGCTTAAATGCTGGTGTAGCTCCATATAGTCTAAAACTGCATTGTTAGCTACTTCATCATGGATATTTGGTTGCATAGAGGACTCCTAAGATTTCAGTATAACGTAGTTTTTAATTTATTGCAAGAATTTTCTTTCAGAAAGATTCTTCTTCTTATTATATATATATATATATATATTATATATAAGAATATGGTAGTAGTAGTATAAGAAATATAGTACTTATAGGCTAAGATGTCTAAGAGTAACTTATATATATTATATATACTATATGTAACTCCCCACTAAAAAGATACCTTAGTTTTTTTGGTAATTATGTCACAGTGGTATATATATATATACTAGCACAGCTATGTTTTTGTGGGTACACCATGATGACATAGGCATCTGCACTCATCTTCCGTGTCTAAGAGATACCTTAATAGGCATTGTTATATTGCCAAGCGAAGCTTGTCTATTTAAATTATGCCTCTGGCAGAAAACTTATGAAAGTTTTATCATCACCAAATTAATAATTTGGATAATAGTATTGCTATTGTCATAATCTCTGTATGTATTCTTCCTGTTCTCTTATCTTATTTTTTTATTCTATGTAATTATTATGTTGATAGTTACATAACTTAACTTAATAGGAGTCCATCATGGATTATAATAAATTAAAAGCCGACCTTGCAGCAGCTCAAGCTAAAATCGAAGAACTAACTGCAGTAGCTAAGTATGAATGCAGTACTTGGATTAGTTCTGTACCTAATAATAATGGTAACTTAGCATCTCCCATTAACTTACCTATGATTGGTAATGATGGTAATGTAGTTAAGCAAAAGAATGCTGATGGTTATGATGTAGTTGCAGGTACTGAATATAAAGCTTGGGTTCAGCTTATTCTAAGTAAGGATAAGAATGGTAATGAAGGTTTCATTATTAAGCTTACTGGAAAAGCTAAGAGTGATGTTGAGTATGAAGCTGAACAAAAAGCTACGATAAAAACTGCTGATGTAGTTGAAGCTCCAACTAAAAAAGAAGCATCTACCGAAGTTCCGTTCTAACAGAATGGATACAGAGTCTCAGGTATCTCCCTGCTTGAGACTCTGCTTTTTTTTAAAATAATGGGGTCACATACAATTACTAATACGTTTGGTTTTCTTATCTTTACTTATTATTTATTGTATTTTTTATTGATTATAACCAAGGAGTTTAATATGACTTATGCATTAAAAGACTTAGAGAGATATAGAAAAGAAGAAAGAAAGCGACAAAGAATTTTAGTTAAAGCACAGAAAGATTTAGCAGACTTTAGAAGTAAGGTATATTGGGAAGACATAATGGAAGGCTTCTGGAAAGGAGCTGTATTTACTGTAGCTTTTCTAGGTTTATGCTGTACATTAGGTTATGTATTTGCTAAACTAACATTGTAATAGGAGATTAAAATGAAACAAGAAATGTTATTTAAATTAATATACAAAGACCTGCATCCTGATGTAGGACAGACAGTAGAACTAGATGGTACATACACACTGGACCAAGCATTAAAGAAACGTGCTTGGTTAAAAGAAACGTACAACTGGTATGGACCAGGAGTAAGAGTATTAATAGAAAGGATAGAGTAATATGACCAAACAAAATCATATACAATTACTAATACGTTTGGCTTTCTTATCTCTATTTTTTATTTATTGTATTAATTTATAGGAGGATACTATGGGAAGACTTAAAGCTAAGATGATGGAGGAAGAACAAAGTTTCTGGGAAGACTGTATAGACATGATGAAAGAATCTGAATCTATGCAAGAGTTCTGGGGACATTATAATGCTGCTGAAAAAGATGGTAGCATTAGTAGACCTGAACATATTTCTATGACTGAGTTTGAAGAAGCAGCAGCTGAAGCTTGG